TAGTCTTAAAGGAATTGTGATTGAAGATGACGAACTTATAGACGACCTGGCTGTACATAAGATAAAAGGGTATGGCAAGGATAAGGTTTATATTGAAATTTTAGAGAGAGGAAATTAAAAAAATGGAACAATGGAATAAATTAGTTGGATTAGTAAAAGAATTTTATATTGCATTTGGGCAGCAGGAATTTTTAGAAAAAGGAATGACTGATGAAAGAATGGAACTACGAAAGAAATTATTTGATGAAGAATTTAAAGAATATGAAGTGGCAGAAAAAAATAACGATAAAGTAGAAATGCTAGATGCAGTATGTGATATGTATTATATACATATAGGGACATTGTTAGAGCAGCATAAAGGCGATATTGAAAAAGTTGCTTCAAGGATATTTTTTCTAGCAGATGGAAAAACGGATTATCTTTTTAAACTGGAAGTAAAAAACGGATTTGATACAGTTTTACCTGAAGCATTCGAGGAAGTCCACAGAAGCAATATGAGCAAGCTGGAAAATGGAAAAGCAATTTTCAGGGAAGATGGAAAAATATTGAAAGGAAAAAATTATTTTGGACCGAATTTAAAACAGTTTATTGAATAAAAAAAGTAAAAACAGGACAATGACAACTGAATATAATAACTGTGAAACCTAGAAATATTGTGGAGTTTATAGAGTATTGGCAAGTGAAAATAAAAAATAGAAAGAGAGAAATTATGAACGAACTGGTAATCAGAAGTATTAAAGAAAATATAACAAGTTTAGAATTATTGGAAGAAATAAACAGATTTAGAGAGGAAGAAGCGAAAGGGAAAAATAAAAAATCAAAAAAATTAAGACACGATACATTATTAATAACAATTAGAGATGAATTTGAAGAAGAAATCTCACTCCAAAAAATTATGGAGTCAAATTATGTTAATAGTCGTGGGAAAACCTATCCAATGTTCGTATTAACATTAGACCAAGCAAGACAAATATTAGTTAGGGAAAGTAAATATGTTAGAAAAAAAGTTTTTGAATATATTAAATATTTAGAAAATCAAAATCAAATGTTAAGACAGGCATTGTGGAACAAGCAAAATAGCGAATGGTTGCAAACAAGAGAAAACGGTAAACTTGCAAGAAGAAATGAAACAGATGCAATCGCAACGTTGATTTTATATGCCAAAGAACAGGGAAGTAAAAATGCTGATATGATGTATATAACTTATTCAAAATTAGTAAATAAATTAGTCGGAATCAGTGCTGGAATGAGAGAAAGTGTGGATATAGAAATATTGATGTACATAAAAAAATTAGAAGATTTATTTACAAAAATAATAATCGATAGTATGGGAAATAAAGTTTATTATAAAGAAATTTATAAAAAATGTAAAAAATTCGGAACAGAAATGATGAATTTTATGCGGCTTGACATAAAGGCTTTGAACAACAAAAAAGTTATTTGAAATATTTTTAAAAAAAGTAGTTGACAAGTTAGACACTTATATGTTAATATGTATGTGTCTTACGAAAGGAGAAGAAATGGAAAAAAGAGATTTAAATATTTCTTTTCAAAAAGCTGGAAACGGAAAAAACGCAAGATTAATTGTACCGATACCTTGGTTAAGAGAGTTAGGGATAACCGAAGAATCAAGACAAGTAGAATTGATTTTTGATAAAGAGAATAACCAGTTAATATTGAAAAAGAAATAAAAAATCTCCTAAAATCCTTTTGGATAGACTTTAGGAGAATACAGTATAAACTGTCCAACCAACTTTATTATACTGTATAAACTCCAAAAAATCAATATTTTTAGGAGGAAAATTTTATGACACTTAGACAAGAGCTAGGATTTGAAATTACAGAAAGTTTATTGGATGAACATAATCACAAGTTAAAATCAGCAAAAAAGGTGGTATTTGGTTTATTAGAAGAAATGTATGAGATGTTGTCTAAAGAAAATTTGGATAAATTAATGGATTTGGAAGATGCTTTGGGCGAATATTACCAAACAATCAAAAGAGAATACTACAAAGCAGGAGCAAATATAGAAACATTTGTCCAAAAAAACGAAGAAAAGGAAGTTGCTGAAAAAGTGGCAAGAATCGAAAGAAAAAATATAGTATAATGGAGGATAAAAGAATGAATGAATTACAAGTAATTGATGAAAGAGAAATCTTGGGAAAAAGATTTAGAGTGTACGGAGATTTTGAAAATTTATTGTTTTTAGCAAAAGATGTGGCAGAATGGATTGATTACAATAAAAAATCAAACGGAAGTTATGATGTAAACAGTATGTTAAGAATGGTAGATGAAGATGAAAAGCTGGTGCGGAAAATTTCCGTATCAGGTCAAAACCGTAATATGTGGTTCTTAACAGAAGATGGGTTTTATGAAGTCTGCATGCAAAGCACAAAACCAAATGCAAAAATCTTTAAAAAAGAAGTGAAAAAGATTTTAAAGACGATCAGGAAAACAGGAATGTATATGACAGACAATGTATGGGATACAATAACAAACAATCCTGAAAAATTAGGAGAAGTGTTAATCAATTACGGTAAAGTAAAAAGAGAACTTGAACAGCTGGAAGAAGAAAATCAGATTCAAAAACAGTTAATAGCAGAGTATAAACCGATAAAAGAGTATGTCGATACAATATTATCAAGTGAAGACACAATGACAATAACACAAATTGCAGCCGATTATGGACTTAGTGCATATGAATTGAATAAAACGTTGAATGAACAGAGAGTTATAAGAAAAGTCGGCGGACAATGGATATTGTATGCGGAACATATGAATAAAGGGTATACAAAAAGCGAAACAATAACAGTAAAAAAGAAAAATGGAACTGAAAAAGTCGTTCCCAATACAAAATGGACGCAAAAAGGAAGGCTATTTGTTCATAATTTATTAGAAACATTAGGAATAAAAGCAAATATGGATAGAGAAAAAGAAGGAGCATAATATTTAAAAGAAAATCACAGTCATTAATTTGATTGTGATTTTTTTGTTACAAAAAAAGTGATAAGGCAGGTGGTTAAATTGATTGAAACATTAAAAGCAGGAGAAGTGAGTGCGATAGATTCAAAAACTGGAAAAGTAAGAGTGCTGTTAAAAGGCGATGACGATAAAACAACAGACTGGCTTAATTTATTAGTTCCATTTTCAGAAAGTCATAGCGACAATTATATGCTTGAAGTAGGACAAACTGTCTATTGCCTATTCTTTTCCGAAATGCCTGAACAGGGAGTGGTGCTTGGCTGTCCTATGCGTGGAAGTTCTGGAAGTAAAACTGAAGTGAAAAGGACTTTTTCTGATGGTGGAAGCTGGAGCTATGATAAAAACACGTTGACTTTGAATATTGGAAAAATTGTGATTAACGGAAATTTGGAAGTCAGCGGTACTACAAAAACTGGCGGAAGCATTAATCTTAACACACATAAACACGATGGAGTTACTGCTGGTGGCGATATGACTGGAGGTCCGCAATGATAGGAAGTCTTGGAGATGTGGTATTTGAAGTGTCTGATAAAAAAGTATTTTCTATCAACAACCAAATAAGCAGGTCATATAAGTCTAAAATATCTGAACACACAGCAATATACGGTCCTGGTATGCTAAGACATCAAGGGAGAGAGTTGACAGAAATAAGTTTTGGTATTTCTTTAGTTTCATCATTATTACCTGAATCAACACCAGATGAAGAATTAGATAAAATAAAAACTATGTGGGAATTTGGAGAGTATGGTTATTTAACACTTGGAGGACAATCATTTGGAGCTTTTCCATTTTTAATAATAGATATGAATGAAAAAAATTCATATTTTAATAAACAGACTTCCAGCTTCGACTTCATAAACCTGGAACTGACGTTAAAAGAGTATATAGATAATCCTAAAAAATACAATCAAGTAATAGAACAACTAAAAGTTCAAAAAAAAGAGCAGGAAAAGCTCACAGAAGAAAATGTGGAAGTTGTAAATGTTGAAATTGAACAAAAAACAAAATTACAGGAATTTGCTGAAAAAGTAAAAAATAAAGTAGACAGTACACTTGAAAAAGTAGATAAAGCTATTCAAATTGCAGAGGAAAAGAAAAATGAAATATTAAGTCAGCTTGAAAAAATCAAAAAAGATGCAAAAATTGATGAACTGATGAATTTAGTAAGGGCTGGAATGATTACGGCAGATAAAGTTAATGAAATGATAGACTATGCTAAAAATTTTGATAAAACAGATAGAGATATACTAATGAATTTTTTAAGGAATCAGATTGGAGGTAAATAATGATACATGTTTCATCTAATCAAGAAATAAATTATTCTCCAAAAAATTATATTGAGGAAGTCATAACAAACGTTGGAATGCTTTTAAGAGTCTGCAAAGAAGAACAACCACTTAATCGTGATTTCAGTTTTGACAGCGACTTGATAGATAAAAATATAAATATTGTGGAAAACAGGATAACTTCACAGTTGCTTGAGATGTTCAGGAAGTATGAGCCAAGAGCAATTTTAAAAACTACAGAGATAAAAACAGCAGATGAATTCGAAAATGATTTTGAGATTGAATTAGGAATCGAGGTGATAAACATTGGATGATTTTGAAGAGTATGAGGCAATAGATAGCGATGCTTGGGAAATAAAAAGAGATATGATTAATAAGTTTCAAGAACTTAGCGGAAGAAGTTTGACAGAAGCTAGTCCAGAAACATTAATTTTCAGTACAGTAGCGTATCAGTTAGCTTTACTAGAAGAAAAATATAATGATGATATCAAACAAAATTATTTAAGATTTGCAAGAGATGAAAGGCTGGATTTGAAAGGTGAATTTTATGGAAATAGAGGAAAAAGGCTTTTTGAACAACCAGCGGTGGCAACATTCAGATTTTATATTTCAAGCATACAAGCAACAGATACAGTAATCCCTAAGGGCTCAAGAATTAGATATAACGAGCTTTATTTTGAAACAGATGAGGAATATAAAATAACAAAAGGAAATTTATCAGTTGACGGAAAAGCCACTTGCAACACATTGGGAATCATTGGAAATGGTATTCCAGTTGGACAAATTAAAGATATGGTTGATATATATCCGAATTATCAGAAAGTTGAAAACATTACCGAAAGTAATTCTGGAACAAGTGAAGAACCAGACGAGAATTACAGAGAAAGAATAAGAGAAATTCCCGAGAGCTTCACAACGGCAGGAAGTTCGGGAGCTTATATATTTTGGACCAAAACAGCCAGTACCGATATCATAGACGTCAAAGTTCATTCTCCATCTGCGACTAATGTAGATGTTTATATTTGGACTGTTAGCGGTACAGTGAGTCAGGAATTGAAAGAGAAAGTAAAAAGTGTATTAAATGAAGAAAATATAAGACCTTTAACTGATAAAGTGAATATTAAAGAGCCGAATAAAGTTAATTACTCTGTAGATTTTGACTACTATATCGAAAAGGATAATGAAACTCTCGTAAATGTTATAAAATCTAACGTAGATAAGACAGTACAAGAGTATGTTAACTGGCAAAAAGAGAAAATAGGCAAGGATATAAACCCAGATGAATTAATTAAAAGATTAAAAATAGCTGGAGTAAAAAGAGTAGTATTGAGAGATCCCGTTTTTCAAAAATTAGATTTCAATCAAGTTGCTATAAACAATAGAATTGTGAGCAATTATCAGGGAGTTGAAGAATTATGATAACAGTACAGGATTTGAAATTGACTGACATTGCTGCAAAATCAACTCTAACGGATAATGCGACAAAATGGATATACGAATCAATAGACTATGCAATAAAACAGCAAAAAAACAGAATAATGAATAAGTTTTTTCTTGACATTGATAAATTGTCAGAAACCGAAATTGATTATTTATTATGGGAATATCATGTTGATTATGTTGGAGAAGATACAACTATTGAAAATAAAAGAGAACTTGTAAAAATAGCAGTTGTAGCACATTTTAACAAAGGAACTTTAGGAAGTGTAAAAGCAATTTGTAAAATACTTTTTGGAAATGCGGAAATAAAGGAATGGTTTGAGTATGGCGGACGACCAGGTTATTTTAAAATTTCCACTTTGGGAGAACTTAAAAATCAAATAGATTTTTCAAAAGTTTTGGACGTTGTTAATGAGTACAAAAATGAAAGAAGCTGGCTTGATGCAATAACATTTGTAAGAAATATGAATTTAGGAACTTATATTGGCGTTTTTTCTGTGAGGCAAAAAACAAATGTATTAAATATACGGAGTTTTGAACTGCCTTGGATGGAGCAAAAATTGAATGTAGGAATCGTAAACGTTGTATTGAAAAAAAATACATTAGGAATAAGATAGGAGGTAAAAATGGCAAATTATCTTGGTTGGGAAATAACAAACAAAGGAAGAGAGCTTTTAGCAAGAGCAATGAATAACGAAACAAAGATAAATGTAACAAAATTTAAAATTGGAGCAGGATACAATACAGGAAATGATAGAGAACTTACTGATTTGTTAGATAAAAGGAATGAATTCCCAGTTAATTCTTATGAAAGAAAAGAAAATGGAAATGTGGAATTTACATTTATTGTCTCTAATAAAACTGGAAGCGGGGCAAGCACAATAACAAATTCATATAAAATTTCTGAAATGGGAATATACGCCCGGGATGATTTTGGAACTGAAATATTATACGCGTATAACAAAGGAACGGATGGCGATTATATTCCAGTTTTTAATGGAAAAAATGCAATAGACATCATGGAAAAATGCATTATAGTAGTAGACCAGTCAGCAAATTTAAATGTAACAATTGATAGCTCCAATACGTATATTACAAGAGATTCTGCTGAAAGAAACTACGTTAAAAAAACAGATTTTGCAGAAGAAAACAAAGCAGGAATAATCTCGTTAAGTGCTGTAAAAGGATTAATTCCGAATGTTC